GGCAGGTTGTCCCTGCTTCTTATTACATAATGTTTGTAACAAGCACTCTACGATAGTAAGCGTTTGTACCACCTGTGATTGCACCATCGTTAGCAGCACCTGGAATACCTTGTACTGAACGTGCAAATGGGTTTGCAACCATTCCGTAACGAGTCTTAAATCCAATCTTTGGTTGGAAATCTGACTGACCAACTGCACGAACCATCTGAAGTGGTACGTATGGGCAGTAGAAGATACCAGCATCGAATGCATTTGAACCCTTGTAACCAACTGTCATGTAGTTACCAGTAGTATATGGGTCAATGTAAACGCGGAAGCGACCATTGAGAATACCAGCGAAAGTATTACCAGTATCATCAACTTGAAGATTGTTTGAGTTAAGAGCAGGAGCATAATCGAGAACACCAGCCATCTGAAGTGCAGATGCAACGTCTGATGAACAGATTACAATGTTACCCTTGCCACGACGTGTGTCTTTAGCAATCTTGTTAGCTTCTCTTTCCATGTGGAACATTAAGCCCTTGAACTTTTCAACTGACCAACGGCCGTTTGAATCTGTATCAAGGTCGAAAGTACCTGCAGTAGTTGTGCTGCTGTCTTGAGCACCTGCACGAGCTGAAAGGTTAATTGTACGAACAACTTCACGATTGATTTCAGCAAGAATTTCTGATTGAAGGATGTTCGCAAGTTCAGTTTCAGCATCGAGACCATGGACTGCCTTAAGATCTTGAGCAAGTTCCATAGTGTATTCTGCTTTTAGAGCACGTGATTGCGCAGTAACTGAAACCTTATCGATTGAGAAGGCCATTTCAGGGAATGTAATACCTGAACCAAATGCTTCAGCATCTGTAGTAGCTGCACCACCTGCAAAGTTATACGCATCTGCACCAGCTGCTGGAACTGTTCCAGTTTGTGCATTACCGATAGTATTTGCACCTGAACGATATGTTCCGAATGCAGTATTTGCTTCGTCATAAAGTGCTTCATTGCCTTTTGCAGATGAGTTAGCATAATTAGCGCGCATTGCGAAGATAAGACCAGTTGGTCCAGTCATTGGCTGAACGCCGCAGATGTCATATGCAACTAGGTTAGGCATTGAACGGCGGATAAGTGAAATTAGAATTGGGTCGTAACCAGCAACACCAGTACCACCTGAACCACCGAAACCACCAGTAGTAGCAGCATTGATTGGAGTTTCAAATAGGTTCTGTGCACCTACTCCACCATTCTGCTCTCTGAGTGCTTTCTCAGTGTTTTCAAGTAGAACAGCAGTAACATTACGACGGTGTGCATCACCGATCTTAGGAAGATCTGTGTGCTCAAGTACTGGCTTCCACTTAGCAATTAATTCTTCATTTAGATAGTTCATTTGTATCTCCTTTAGAGTTAATATAAGTTTATTTATGCGATATTAATTTTTAACAATTTTTGAAATCGAAGAAACATAGCGTGCCATGTTAGGATCAAGTGTAGGCTCCTTTGCAGGCTCTTCTACAGTTTCATTGAGAAGCTGATCTTCAGTAACTTTTACTTCAGCCTTAGTTGGGAAGTATGTTTCCTTAATGATAGCTACTTTTTTACGAAACTCAGCTACATCAGAATAGTCAATAGCTTCAGTAAGCTTAATGAACTTATCTTTCTGAGTATCAGTCATTCCTTCTGCGATTGAAGAAGTAATTTCTGCTACTTCATTCTGAGTAACAACTTTCATAAGCTCGATATTCTTTTCAGTTGTTTCATTTAGACGGCTCTTAAGTTCTTCTACTTCAGCAGCTAGTGATTCAACAACATCTACCTTATCTTCAGGAATGTCGATGTAGTGCTCTGTAAATACAGCCTTAAGACCGTTAATGAATGATTCAGCAATATCAGTTCTGATATTTTGCTCAACTGCGAGCTTATTTTCTTGAATCCATTCGGCTACAGCATAGTTAAGATAAGAATCAACATTTTCAACCATTTCAGCTGAAATATTGTTTACTGATTCTTCTAGATCTGCTGCATATTGTTCTTCTAGACTCTTAGCCTTAGCTTCAAAATCTTCCTGTACCTTTGTTACTTCAAGATTAACTCTTGTTGATACAGCTGCTTCAAATATAGTAGAGATCTTAGTTTTGAAGTCTTCTGATAGTTCTTCTGAACCACCAAATACTACATCAAGATCTTCCTTAACTGATTGCATTGCGTCAGCATGTGCACCAGATGACTTAATTGAAGCCATATTCTTGTTTGAATTATCGCCAACTGCATTTTGAGCTGCTTTGTTAGCGTTATAGATTTCATCGTTTGATTTTGAAACAGTTTCTACTGCCTGTGCAAGAGTATCTGTGCTCATCTTAGATGCATAAGCTACTAACTTTGCAAGAAGGTCAGACTTTGAAACAGTTTCATTACCAGCGATAGTTGCTTGGTTTGAAGAAGCATCTTCAACAACAGCTTCCGCGTTGTTTTCGATTACTTGATCTTCTTTGTTTAATTCAGTGTCAGACATTAATTTTCTCCTTAGTCATTTGAAATATTTATATATTTTACATATTTGAAAGAAAATGTTTAAAAACTCGTATTTTAGCTTCTTCTAGTTGTTTCTTATCTTTTTTTAGAAGCTGCTTCATTGATAACCTGTTTGGCTCTCTCTAATTGGCTAGCCTTAAGAACACCGTTATCCCAGACCCACTCTACACCTTCCATAATGCCGTTTACAAAAGCATCTGGAGCTGATGGATCTGCAACAATATCAGCAGCTGTAGCTAGATAGAAATCTCCTTGGACTTCCATAATACCGTCTCTTTCAACTAGAGATCCCATACCTCTAGATGAAACACCTAGTAGAGCAC